GGGATGGCCTTCAGAATGTCAGCGTGACGGTCTCGGGCGCGCCCCGCCCGACGAGGGCGGAGAGCTGGAAGATGCGGACGGTGAGGCTCTCGCCGGGGTCGAGCGGCGCGCCCCAGTCGGCGGTCTGCTGAGCGGCGGAATAGACCGCGCTGGTCGTGGCGGTGCTCAGCACCCGCTTCACTGTGGCGCCGTCGAGAATCTCGACCTCGTAGCCTTCGAGCTCCTCGGCCAGCGGCACCTCAAGCCCGCCCCAGCTGTCGGCCGCGAGTGCCCGGGATCGGCGGGTCCAGCGGATGGTGAGATCGCCGGGGCTGCGCGGTGCGCGCCATGGCTGTTCGACATGGGCGACCGAGAACGGCCGCAGTCCGGCGCCCGCGGGCGTAAATGCCTGCGCGACATAGGTCTCGTCGCTGACCGGACGGCTGGCCGGGCCGATGCGCCAGTTCCACGGGATGCCGAGATCGGCCTCCGCGATGGGCAGTGACGCCAGCGCAGTGTCCAGCACGACGACTCGCGCGCCCGCCGGCACGGGGTTGCCCATGGCGCCTTCCGTGCCGCGCTGGCCGCGTAAGAGCCGGGTCAGCCGATACCGGCCGGGCGCGAGCAACTCGGCCGCGCCTGCCTGCACGATCTCCCAAGCTCCGGGCGTGCTCTCGATGGCCAGCGCATTGGCCCCACCGAACAGCGTCAGATCCGTGACGCTCTCCAGCGTGCCGGTCAGCAGATCGACCACCAGCGCATTGCCGAGGTCGAAGCGCGATGTGGGGCCCGCGAAGAAGTCGGAGAACAGAGTCCCGATCCGGGCGCGGCTGCCGAACGTGGTCAGCAACTCGAAGCCATCGGTCGCGGGGCTGCGGAACACCGCCATCTCACCCGGCCAGGGAACGGCGTGCGCGGCGACCAGTGGCCGGTGTGCGGGCTGGTCCTCGGTCAGCTGCGGCAGGTCCATCAGCAGCGCGTCCGGCGCGCCGAACACCACGGCCCGCGTCAGCGACGCCGCGCGGGGATCGCCGGGCGGGAGGTCGTAGGTCGCGCGGTCCTGTCGGACCGCCTCGATGCCGCGCGCCTCGGCGTCGGCGATGGAGACCAGCCGCAGATCGACCAGCCGCCCGTCATGCTCAAGCCGGATCGCGTCGGCCGGATCGAGCGCGAGGCGCGAGGACGGCAGACGGAACGCCGCCGTCTCGCGCCCCACCCACGCCTCCATCAGCACGCGGCGGCAGCGCCGCTCGGCTTCCTCGGGCGGCACCGCCATCGGGAAGCTCTCCGAGGCGATCCGGGTCGTGTCCACCGTGATGCGCCGCGCCTCGACGAGGGCGGCGTCGTAATCCTCGTCGGCGCGGGCGATCTGCCACTTCAGCGCCTGCGGCAGTTCCGTCTCCTGTCCCCGCGTCAGCTCCAGCACCTCGCCTTCGCGGCCCGCGACCAGATCGTCGGGCGCGAGGGTGGCGACGGAGGCCCGGCCGCGCATGATGAAACGGATCACGCCCTCGGTCTCCACGGCGTCGAAGCCGAAATGCCGCGAAAGCGTGGTGATCGAGGCGCGCGGGCTTTCGAGCGCCGTGATGGCATAGCCCTCGACCGCGCCCCAGAGACCGGTGACGTCGATGCGGGCTTCGGGCAGCCCGGCGCGCAGGCAGAGGTGCCGAACGAGTGCGGCCAGCGACACAGCGCCAAGCCGCCCGGTGAGCCAGTGCCCCAGCCGCCAGTTCGCCCCGTCCGTCCAGACGTCGGTCAGCGCCGGGAAGAAGGGATAGGGTCGTGCGTCCCAGGTCCAGGCGGCGCATTCGGGCAGATGCACCATCCGGCCGCCGTAGACCGATGACAGCGGGTTGTTCGCCGGCGTGCCCCACCAGAGATACGTCGCCTCCAGATAGGCGCGCTGGATGGCGTCATCGCGCCAGCCCCGCGAGAAATGCGGCGTGAAGCTCTCGGACGACTTCGGATCGAAGAAGACGTTCGGCTGGTTCGTGCCCCGGTCGATGGCGGGACAGCCCAACTCGGTGAACCAGATCGGCTTGGACTCGGGCGTCCATGCCGTCGGCGTGCCGCTCTCCACCCCGCCCGGTCGGTCGTAATGCGCGTTTGACCACCAGGCGCGCAGATCCTTGTAGCGGAAGACCCACGGCTTGGCCGCCGCACCGTCGGTGATCGGGGTCCGGACCTGCGCGGTTCGATCGGCGGCGCTGGCGTAGAACCAGTCGAAACCCTCGCCGCCCGCGATGTTCCCCTGCAGGTAGGGCCGGTCGTAGATCGCGGGCCAGCCCTCGGCCGCGTCGGCATGTTCGAAGCCGTCGCGCCAGTCGGAGAGCGGCATGTAGTTGTCGATCCCGACGAAATCGATCTCGGGATCGGCCCAGAGCGGGTCGAGGTGGAAGAACACATCGCCCGAGCCGTCGCCCGGCTGGTGCCCGAAATACTCCGACCAGTCCGCCGCATAGCCAATCTTCGTCCCGGCACCGAGGATAGAGCGGACATCCGCGAGCAGGTCCCGATAGGCCTGGACCGCCGGATAGGTGCTGGCGCTCGAGCGGATCGTCGTCAGCCCCGGCATCTCGGTCCCGATGAGGAACGCATCGACCCCGCCCGCCGCCGCGCAGAGGTGGGCATAGTGCAGTACCATGCGGCGCAGGCCCCAGTCGCCGGGCGTGCCGGTCCACGAAACCGTCTGACTCGAGACGCTGAAGCTCGCGGGCGTGGCTGCGCCGAACAGCGCCGCGACCTGGCTTGCCGCCGTGGCGGTCTTGTCGACCGAGCCCGCGTAGCCAGCGGCAGGCGAACAGGTGATCCGCCCCCGCCAGGGGAACGCGGGCTGGCCGGTCTCGGCGGCGTTGTCGGAATACGGGTTCGGCAGCGTGTTGCCGGGCGGCACGTCCATCAGGATGAAAGGATAGAAGGTGACCCGCAGCCCGCGCGCCTTCATCTCCTGGATCGCCTGCACCACCGCGAAGTCGGACGGCGTGCCGCCATAGACGGGGCGATCCTGATCGTCACGGCTGACGAGGAAGGCATTGGCGCGGCTGACACCGTTCACCGACCAGCTGGCGGGCGTGGTCGACTTGGCCGACACCTCGACGCCCGGCCGCACCTTGCAGGATCCCGCCCGCAGATCGTCGCCGAACCACGCCACCACGAGGCTGACGCTCTCGACCGCGGGGGCCATCGCCTGCAGCCGGTCCAGCGCCTCCACCATGTCCGTGGAGTCCGCCAGCGCGTTCAGGTTCTCGGGCACCGTTGCGCCGTCATCGGTCTTGCGGATGGCCTGCGTGGCATAGGTGAACTCGCCCGAGGCCGGGATCATGGTGACGGCGCGGGTCAGCCCCTCGGCGGTGTCGGGATCGGCGAGTGGGCGGAACACCTCGAAGGAGAGTTGCGGCAGGCGGTTGCCATAGGTCGAGAGCGCCAGCTCCTCGAAGACCACATAGGCGGTGCCGCGATAGGCGGGCGTGCTGGCCGCGCCCATCTTCGCCGCGATGAACGGATCGGCAGACTGTGCTTCGTCGCCAGGATACCAGCGCCAGGTGACGCCGGAGAGGTCCATCGGCTTGCCGTCGGCCCAGATGCGGCCGATCCCGGTGATCGGGCCCTCGCAGAGCGCCACGGCGAAGGAGGCGTAGTAGAGATACTCGGTCGTCTTGACCTTGCCGCCTCCGCCGCCCTTGCCGCCACCTTGGGTGGTGGTCTTCGTCTCCTCGCGGAAATCGGTCGCCCAGATGATGTTGCCGCCCATCCGCATGCGGCCATAGAGCCGCGGGATGACCGCGCCTTCGGTTGCGGAAGTGATGCGCAGCGTGTCGAGCCGCGCGCCCTCGATGCGCTGCGTGGGCGCCAGCGACGAGATGATCCAGCTGTCGACGACCGAGCCGATGCTGGAGCCGATGAAGCCGCCGATGGTGGCGGCGCTGACGCCGAGGATCGCGCCGCCGATCGAACCGCCAATGGCGGCGCCAGCGGCACCGAGAACAAGCGTTGCCATGTCGGGGTCTCAGCGTTGCGGAAACAGAAAGGCGAAGGCGATGCGCCGCCGCCAGGATGGGGTGAGCGGTTCCTCGATCACGCCGAGCCGCTCATAGGCGTGGAGGAAGCTGTCGGGACAGGTCAGGATCCCGACATGCTTCGCGATCGCGCGGGGCTTCATGCGGAAGAGGACCAGCGCACCGGGACCGGCCTCGGCGGGCGACACCTCGATCATCATGCGTCGCGCGCCCTCGGCCAGCACCTCGCGGGGTCCAGTCTCGCCCCAGTCGCGGCTGTAGGGCGGGATCGGGAACGGCTCGGGGCCGACGACCTCGCGCCAGACGCCGCAGGCGAGCCCGAGGCAATCGCAGCCGACACCGCGCAGGCTGGCCTGGTCGTGGTACGGCGTGCCGAGCCAGGCCCGCGCAATGGCGATGACGCGGGTGGGATCGGCGGAGGTCACAGCACGGACCCTTCGTGCCCGCCATCCTTGGTGGCGTAGCGCAGGACCGCGTCCTGGCCGGGGATGTGCGGGAAGCCACGGAAATTGGCGGTGTTGGCGAACTTGGCGCCGCACGTCTCCATCCGCTTGTCGCAGCCCGCGCGGATGGTGAAGGCGTCGCCCTCGGCGATCGCACGCACCGGCGCCTCGAGCAGGGTCAGCACGGCGATGCCGTCCGTCACGTCATGGCCCAAAACCTCGGTGCGCCGCCCCGCGTTTCCGCCGCTGGTCCATTCGATGGTGCCGAAGGTAAACCAGCCAGACGTGAATGCGCCTAGCCCCGAGGCGGTGAAGGCCCGGTCGCGCAGGAGATCGATCACCGCGCCTGTGCCCTTGAAGGCCGGATCCTCCAGATCGACGCCGCAGCGCGCGTCGCCGAGCGCGGCGTCGCAGGTCGCCTGGAAGGTCCGCCCGACCGTCTGGCCGAGCACATGGGCGAGCGAGCGGACCTCGGCGACGAACGCCAGCCGCCCGCGCCGGATCTGGCCGATGGCGCCGCGCCGCATCAGCACGCGCTGGCCTGTGTCCGCCCAGTTCGCCCGCCAGACTTCGACCTCGGCGTTGTCCCAGCGGCCGTCCAGGATGTCGGTCTCGGTGATCCGGTCGGAGGTCAGCACGCCCTCGGCGTCCTGCGCATCGACCGACAGGTCCGAGCCGGAACGGACCTCGGAGGCCGTCAGCCCGCTCTCGGGCTCGAAGTCGGTGCCATCGAAGGTCAGCGTCCGGTCGTGATCGGTGAAGCCGAAGCTCACGCCATCGGCGCGGGCGATCCGCCAGCACCAGGCGAGCGTCGTCGTGCCCTCGTCGAGATGGGCCTGCAGGGCGGGATCAAGGGTCTTCATCGGCGCAGTTCCAGAAGCGGAATGGTGGTGATCGAGCCGAGCCGCTCGAGGTCGAGCGTCACGTCGAGCACGTCGGTGTCGAAGCGGACGGGCACGTCGAACTCGAAGCCCGCGGTGATCGCGACGCCAGCGCCCGGCGCGCCGCTGAAGGTGACGACGCCAGTGGCGGTGTCGACGGACCAGCCGGAGGGCTGCTCGACCCCGGCGAGCGCTATGCGCACGGTTCCGGTCACCGGCTTGGCGATGGCCCGCGTCCAGGATTGCGCACCGGAGGCGTAGCGCTTCACCAGCTGGAAAGCGGTGGTCGTGCCATCCCCGGTGCCGATGGCCTGATCGGTCGGCGATGGCGTGCCCGAGGGCAGGCAGGACTTGTGGTCGCCCCAGTCCTTGAAGCGGAAACCATGGAGGCGACCGTTGCGCGCCTCGAAGAAGGACACCACCGCCGCCAGATCGTCGGCGCGGCGGATGCCGTAGGCGACATCGTAGCGGCGGCGGCTGTTCGCCCAGCTGGCGTTGCGTTCCTCGTCGCCCGAGGCGAGCTCGACGATCTGGGTGCGCCGCTCCGGGCCGCCCCGCGCGCCCCGGCTGACGTTGTCGGGAAACCGGACCTCGTGAAACGCCATCACATGCCTCTCCGCCCGAGCGACACCGCGCGGGCGATGTCGGCCGCGACCTGCGTGCGCGATTGCCGGAAGCTTTCGGCGTCGCGGGCCATGATGGTGACGTTGACCCCGCCGCCTGCGCCGTAGCTCTGCACCTCACGCCGCGACAGCACCCGCTCGCCCCGCTGCAGGATCGCGGGCACCTCGTCGTGGCGAAGTCCGGCCATGCCGCCGCCATGCATGCGCGGCGCGGCAGCGAAGGCCATGGCCGGGACCATGCGCGAGGGTCCGGCCGATCCGACCATCCCGCCCGCATGCAGGACGTTCGCGAAGATGCCGCCCGCGCCGGAGAACACGCCGGAGAGCGCGTTTGCGATCGGCCCGAGGATGAACCGCCGCGCCGCCAGTTGGGCGAGATCGGCGAGCAGCGAGGTGACCAGATCGCGGAAGTTCAGCTTGCCGGTCTTCACGAACTCACCGACCGCGTTCTCCGCCGACTGGAAGGCGCCGACGAGGCTCTGGCCGATATCGCCGCCGATCTCGCGCGCCTTGCTGGCGTAATCGGACAGCGCCGCTGTGACGGCCTGCCAACCCGTGACGGCAGCCTCGGTCGCGGGCTCCGCTGCCGCAGCGGCAGCTCCGGCCGCCGCACCTGCATCCGTCGCGGCGCGCCCGGCATCGCCGAGCGCCGTCTCCAGCCGCTCGGCAGCACCCGTGGCCTCGGTCAGCGCATCCGCGCGCGCCTCGTCGGTGCCGCGCACGGCATCGCGCAGCGCCTGCCAGCTTTCCAGCGGCGCGCGGGCACCTTCGGCCAGATCGCGCGCGGCCCCGTGATAGACGTTCGCGGATTCGAGCGCGCGGTTCGCCGCCTCGGTCAGACCGAGATCGGGCGCGCTGAGCGGGTTGTCCTCGAAGGCCCGGTCGAAGGCCGCCTGCGCCGCTGTCGTGGCGGCACTGGCCGCGCCCTCGAAACGGTTCTCGATCTCGCCGAGGTCGAGGTCGGGCACCAGCGAGATGCGGCGTTCAGACCCGAGCGCTTCAAGCCCCTCGTTGATGCCGCCAATGAAGCCGTTGATGCGCGAGACCACGCCGTTCAGCATTGCCTCGACGCCATCGACCAGGCTGTTGGCCGCCTGGAACGCCAGATCGCCGATGGCGGCCGGCAGCAGGCCCCAGATCGCCTTGATCGCCTCGTAGGCGCCCTCGAAGGTGTTCGCCGCCGTGTTCCCGAAAGCTACGACGCTCTCGATGGCGCTCTGCATCCCGGAGGCTGCATCGGCCTTGAGATCGAAGAACATGGCCGTGGCGGCTGCACCCGCCGCAGCAGCGCCCATCTTTATCCGTTCCCAGACCTCGACCGCGACGTCCTTCAGGAGCGACATCGCTTCTCCGAAACCGCCCGCGCCGGAGACGAGACGGGTGAACTGGTAGACGAGCTCGCCCGCGCCGACGATCAGCGCGCCGATACCGGTGCGGATCAGCGCCCCACGCAGCACGACCAGCGCCGTGGCAAGCCCGCGCACAGACAGGGCCGCAGCGGCCATGCCAGCGACCCAACGGCCCGCGAGGAAGGCCGCGAAGGTGGCGGCATAGGTGGTCAGGCGGCCGATGTTGTCGAAGAGACCGCGGATCGCGATGCCAAGCGGGCCGGTGCGGCTGGCGACCGCCGCCATCGCGTTGGCGACGGCTTCCAACGCCGGAGCCGCGGCAACGGCCAGCTGGTTCGACAGACCGCGCCAGATCAGCCCAAGCCGGGAGATCGCATCGTTCGTCCGCTCGATCTGATCGGCATCCTGCTCCGAGACGACAACGCCGAAAGCAAGCACGTCCTCCGTCGCCTGGCGCAGCGTCGCGGTGTCGATCCGGCTCATGGCGATCGAGCCTTCCTCGCCGAAGAGCTGGCCTGCCACGGCCGCGCGTTCGGCGGCGGGCACGAAGTTCTCGATGGCGGCGTTGATCGCGCCGACCCGCTGGTCCAGCGGCAGGGCGATCAGTTCGTTTGCCGAGAGCCTCAGTCGGTCCAGCGCGTCGGCGGCAGGGCCGGTCCCGGCGGCCGCCTGGCTGAGACGACGCGTCAGATCCTTGGTCGCCTGCTCGATGCCGGACATCGAGACGCCCGCCAGTTCGCCCGCCCGCTCCAGCGTCTGGATCGAGGCTACGGTGGTGCCGAGCGACTGCGCGAGTTTGGCCTGCGCATCGACGGTCTGCAGACCGGACCGGATCATGGCCACGCCAGCGGCGGTCGCGGCGGCAACTGCGGCAGCGGCAGCCACTGCTACACGGCGAGAAAACGCCGCCAGCCGGGTGTTCGCCGCCTCCATCTCGCGGCTGAGCCGGCCGAAGCCTCGCGACCCGGCCTCACCGACACCTTCCAGCTCGGCGCGCACCTGTCGGCCGCCAACCGCAGCAAGGCGGACAGAAACGCGCTTTTCAGCCACTGGAATGATCCATTTGTTCGTTGATCTTCGCCACCATCACCGCCTCGATCACGGGCAGCAGTTCCGCCATGGCGAGCGGCGGCACGCCGAGCGCGTCACCGAGTGCCAGCGCCGCCGACATGTCCCAGCCGATCACCGCGCCGGGGAGCACGCGGAGCTGGCCGCCGAGACGGCCGACCAGGTCCCGGACCTGCCAACCCTCATGCGTGAGCGGCCGGTTCAGCCGCGCCGGGCAGTCCGGGCAGGCTTGCGCGCGGCCCTCGTAGGGTGCGCAGGCTTCGCAGTATCGCTCGCCCCCGCCGAAGGACCACTCGGCGAGAGCGCGGAGGCGTTTTTTTCCTGTTCCAGCAGCAGGCCCTTGGAGACATAGGTCAACTGGAACGCCTCGAAGATCGGCCAGACATCGAGGAGCGCATCGATGGCCTCGGGGCTCGGGTCGATAGACTGGCCGTCGGCATCGCCGATGCCCTCCCAGGCGAGCACCGCCCGGCGCGCCAGTGCCTTGGCGAAGGCGACGGCGCGCTCCTCGTCAGATGCCTCCTCCGGCACGGTCTCGACGACCGGGTCGCTGCGTGTCGCCACCATCAGCGCTGTGGTCAGCGGGCGCAGCTGCACCCGGACGCCGGGGACGAGATCGTGCCAGCGTGGGGCGTTGGTCAGGTCGAGCGTCAGCATCAGTACGTCTCCACGTCGTTCACGAGGGTGGCGGTACACATCCGGCCGACGACGCTGTCGCGGGCGGCCTGCCAATCGAAGGTCGCCTGCACGCCCTGCGGCCCGGAAATCTCGATCCGCGGGCGCGGCAGGTAGACGGCGTGGACGGTGAAGGTGAAGCTCTCGCCGGAGGGCAGCGCGTAGCCGAACTCGAGCTTGCACGGATCGCCGTTGATCGCCTGCGTCACCAATGTGCTGTCGGCGAAGCGGACCTCGATGGACCCGGTGAGCGCGGCGATGGACGGGTCCGCGCCGTCGATGCGGCCATCGTTCCGGATGGTCTCGATCCGGTCGAGGTTATTGGCGTAGGTGATGTCGGCCGAAATCACGTTGCCGAGGGCCGATCCATTCCGGGTGATCGATCCGTTGAAATGGCCGAACCTCTTCAGCTCCAGCGCGGCGGGTGTGCCGGCGCTAGAACTCGTGCCCACCGTCTCGCCCTGCGCGACCAGCCGTGCCGTTGCAGTCAACAGGCCCGAGCGCTGCATCTGCCAGGTCATTTGGTCGAGCACGCAGCCAGAATACATGGCAAAGCGCGGCACTTCGGGCATGCCGGTCTCGATGGACATGCTGGGCAGTGTCCACGCCCCCGACTGGAACTCGTGAGTCCAGGGGCCGGTGCCGGTGGTGGTTGGTGCGCCAAAGGCCGCCTTCAGCCAGAAGCCAAAGGCCTCCGCGTCGAGCGGCACGACGACATCGCCGTCGGCCGTCACCGCGTCCTTGATCGGCGCCAGCGGATCGCGGCCGTAGCCCAATAACTCCGAGTTCAGCAGCGGCTGTTCCGCGCCCAGCGAGGTGCTGGCGAAGGGCATCTTCGTGAAACCGCCGACAGGCGGCGTGCCATAGGTCGTCTCGAACGCAAGCGCCATCTGCGCCCGCGCCCCTTGGGCTCTTGCCATCGTGTTCTCCTTGATGGTGTCGAAGCACGGTTGCGTTCGGTCAGGCCGTGCCGCACATAAAGTTCATGCGCAGTACTCGTCCCAACTCCCTGCTCAGTGTTTTCGGTCGGTCGATCATCACCAGTATGATCGTTTCTCTCGCGATCGTGGTTCTTTCGGTTGGCCCCGTCTTGGGACAGACGAATACCGTGAGCGGCGCGGTGCGCTACGTGACGGACGGCGACACCTTCTCACTTCGCGGCGTTGAACGGCCAATCCGTGTCTGGGGCCTCGACGCTCCGGAGCGCAACGAGCGCGGCGCTTCCGCAGCGACGTCTACTCTGCGGCGGCTGGTCGCCGGACAAAGCCTGACCTGTCGCGTGCACGATGTCGACCGGTACGGACGGATCGTCGGGCAGTGCTTCCTCGCCGATGGCCGCGATGTCGCGGCCCAGATGATCGCTGCCGGAGTGGCCCGTGAATACTGCTACTTCTCGGGCGGCTACTACGGAACCTGTCGCGGCAACTGACCGTCGGCTCTACCCAAGCGGGTCGGCCGTGGAAAAGTGAAGCATAACGGGGATCACCGCCGCCTTGAGGCTCGCGGCACCCTCGACTGGCAGGTCCACTACCCGCGGCGCTTCAGCCTCGACCCAGTCGCAGAGCCCGCCCAGCGTCCGGTCGGCGGCGAGTGCTGCACCGAGGCCGGCTACCAGCGTGTCTAAGGCAGCGTCACGGTCAGAACCCTGAACGACCGCCTCGATTTCGGCGCGGTGCTGGTAGTGATACCGCAGGGGCGACAACGTCACCTCCGGCTCCCCCGGCTCGCCGTCGCGCAAGATCATCAGGCCATCGGCCGGCACGCGCTCGGGCAGCACCTCGCCTCGAAGCGCGGTGGCGGGCAGTACCGAGAGTCGCGCGTGCAGCGCGGCGAGGATGGTTTCGCGCGGTGTGGGCATGTGGTATTCGAACCCTGTTCCAGAGTAGGTTGAGGCTTGAAATATTTGAAGTTTGGCGAACTCCCGAAGTTTAATTCCACCACGGTGAAGGCTGCCTCAGAAAAGATTTCTGCGGCGATCAAGCTCGCTGAGCCTCATGCCGACCGCGCTCTTGATTGGGGACGAAGGCAGCAAGAGAGGGCGAGTTCGCACTTGCCGAACGCCAGCGCGATTGAAGCATGGGCGCGGAAAAACGCAGAGCGCTATGACTGGCGCCCGAGGCCGGTATCGATCTCCTTGGAACATCTCGAGGAAACGCTCACGCAGATCGTATCAGCAATCCGCCAGACATCCGACCGAAGATCTCGGCTTTTCGTCAACGCGGTCATCGGCAAACTTGGCGGTGTTTTAACCGTGGGCGGGATCTCAGGCCTTGTCACCACGTTTGGCGCAGCATCAACTGGCGCGGCCTTAGCTACCCTGCATGGTGCCGCCGCAACGTCGGCGCTGCATTTCTGGATAGGTTCTCTGGTCGGCGTTGGGGCCGTAGGCGGCAGCCTCATGTTGGTGGCAGGCGGTGTGGGCGCCGGAATTGCCGCAGGTTTTTGGGGCAAACGGAAGCTCTTTGGCAAGGCGCGTTCCGAAGTCGACTTGCAGGAGCATGAGAAGGCTATCCTTGTAGCATGCGTAACGCTGATCAACGCGACAAAGCAGCAACGACAACTGAGCCAGACAGCCTCATCTGCAGAGATGCGGCTTGTCGCAGAACAAGTGCTCATTCCGCTGGCGAACCAGATCAACCAGCACTGGGATGATGCTTCCCTCAAAGAGAACGGAAAGTCCGAATGCGAACCATTCACGCGAAGACTGGCCTACCTGCAACGGCGCAAGCTCGATCAGTGCAGGGCCGAACTGGGCCGGATCGCGCTGGCAGCGATGGAGAAGGACGCGGCGGCCTGACCCGAAGCGCTGCGGTCGTCGTTGCTGTCACCCTGCAGCGCCTGCTCGATGAACCCACTCGCTCCTGGTCGATGGAAGAGGAACTTGTTCTCGATGCCGTAAGGCGGTCGGCGACGAACCTGAACGGTGCCACGACAGAGGAACTGGCCGCTTACATCTCTGAGCTCAATCCCGAACAGCTTCGAGGCGTCGTGTCCAACGTGAAGGGCATCTACCACGAGTTGCTTTTCGTCCATGCTGAAAACATCGACGCAGATGACGTTGCCGCGCGGGTATTCGAGGCGACCAACCATCCCGGCGCAGATGTGGAGTTCATTGTTGACGGTGATGTCATCCATGCCGTTCAGCTAAAGGCAGTCGCCTCGCCAGCCGCGATCTTTGAGCATCTTGCCCGCTATCCGGACATCGAAATTGTCGCGACGGAAGAAGTGGCGGCTGTCGTTTCCGCTGCAAGTGGTTCAGGTTTCTCGAATGCGGCGATATCTGGCGATGTTTCACGCGTGTTCACCGAACTGCCGGGAGACAGTATGGCGGTCGAAATCGCAGAAGGTGCTGCAGCCTCCGCTCTGTTGGCGGGAGCCATCTCTGCGGCTCAGGTTCTGCGATCCGGCAAGGTTTCCCGGCAGCAGTTTGCGACGGCGTTTGGCGACGTTTCCGTAGGCGTCATAACGGCGACAGCATTGGACGTTCTCCTCGACGGACTGGCCTGATTTCAACGCCCCTCCACCCAGTTCGCCACGATCAGCCCCGGCACGCTGTCCAAAGCCCGGTCCGCGTCCCGCGCCAGATCCAGCCGCTTCGGCAGCTTGACCTGCGGCACCAGCAGGAAGATCGGCACCGTCGTGCGTCCGCGACCGGTCTTCGAGCGTGACGCAACCCCAAGCCCGCGGCTGTTCAGCCGGCCTTCGGCCACCAGCAGGCTCGGACCGAGCCGGCGGTAGACGAAGCGGAGACGCAACCCACGGCGGCGTTCCCATTCGCCGGGGGTGATCTTGGCGCCGCGCAGACCACGGCCGGCGGCCTCGGTCGGGATCGCGAGCCAGAACCCGTCTTTCGAGCGGATCAGCGGGCCGGTGTCGTGGGCCCCGACGACGACCGGGGCCTTGGACCAGACCAGCGCCGCGGCGTTAAGGCTCTCGCCGGCCTTCGGGTAGGTCTGGCTCCGGATCGAGTTGGCGAGCCGTCGGCCGAGCCCCGCACCAGTGATCTGCCCGCGCCAGGCGGTCTTGAGCCCGGTCCCGGCTTCGCGCATGGCAACTGTGACGGCCTTCTCGCCGGCCTTCACCTCGGCGGCCATGGCGGCGACGAGATCGGGGGTGATGTCGAGCTTCAGCTTCATCGCTGTCAGGCCGGGCGCAGGTCCACGGTCCAGACGAGCCGCTCGCGGTCGCGGACGGGTTCGCCCTGGATGAGGAAAGCCTCGCCGTCGATCTCGATGCGGTCGCCGGGACGGGGCTGGGGCACCTCGGCGAGGCGCAGATCCAGCCGGGTGGTCTCCGACCAGATGCGCGCGTCGCCGAAGTGCGTGACGTCGTCGGGCCGGCGCAGGATCGCGCGGACCAGCGCGGGTGCGCCGCCCTCGGCGGTGTAGACGACGTCGCGCGCGAGATGCGCATCGGCGAAGAGCGCGTCGAGGGCGGCGGCGAAGGCGGTCATCAGGTCCGCCTTGCCGAGCGCAGAACCTGCGGCCGGGTGCAGATCGGCAGCGGGTTGCTCTCGATCTCGAGCCGCACCCACTCGTCGCGATCCCGGTCGGGGATCGTGCGTGCGTAGAGCGGCTGGCCGAGCGTGTTGACGGTCTCGAAGGTGTCAGCCGGGGCGTAGTAGATCTCGAAGAGCCCCTCGATGCCCTCGGGATAGAAGAACGCCTTGTCGGTCGGGACGGTGAAGCCCACCCCGCCCCGATAACGGCGGAAGGTGATGCCGCCGAAGCTGACCTCGTCGGCCACCCGGCCGCGCAGGTCGGCCGCGGCAGCGGTGTTGAGGTAGGTCTCCCGCACCTCCTTGTGCGCCACGAGATCGGCGAAGAAGGCCGAGCCGCATTCGGCGCGCACCTGCACGGCGCCGGCCGAAAGCCCACCCATCGAGTCCTCCACGCTCTCGATCAGCGCCTGGCAGCGCTTGCGGAGCGCCCCCGAGGCCGGGCTTGCGTTGTCGAGGTCGAAGTCGATCTCGGCCGCCGGAGAGATGCCGAACTCGGTGAAGTAGTTCACCACCGTGGCGTGGTCCTTCGGGTCTTTCACCAGCCCCTGGATGCCATTCAACAGGTGGTACTCGAAGGTCGTCTCGGCGTCCTGGCGGAGTTTGCGAAGCCGATACGCGACCTCGGTCTGCACCTGCTGGGTCGCGCTCTCCGAGCCGAAGTCGCGCACCGATTGGATCTCGGAGGCCCAGAGCACGTCCTGCTTCTTGAACTGTCGGCAGACGAAGGCGCGCATCTCGCGCCGGTCGGGCACCTGCTGCTCGTAGGCCGAGCCGCGCTCCGAGAACGGGATCAGCGAGAGCGTGCCGTCCCGGCTCTCGATCACGACGGTGCGGGAACGCACGCCGCGCGGGCTGAAGAGGTTCGAGCCCGAGAGCAACGCGGGCTTGTAGGGGATGTTCTCGAGAGCGCGGGTGAGCTCGACGATGGTGAAGGCATCGCCTTCGAAGATGTCCATGGTGGCCATGAGGATGCCTCCTGTCGGGATTGGGTCAGCGAACGAGGATGCCCGCGGCGAGCAGCGCCGTATGGGCGGCCGCGATCTCCCCCTCGCTGGGCGTACCCGCGAAGACGAGGTCGTGGCGGTTGACGATGGCGGGACCGCGGAGGACCGCGACGGCCGGTGCGTCGCCACCGGACGCATCCGCCTTGCCCCAGAGCACGGCGACGGCGGTCTCGGTGCCGTCGACGGCCGCCGGGTCGTGTGCGGCGTACTTGTCCGACGCAGTGATCTTGCCGAGCACGGTGCCGGGCTCGAGGGTGCCCGCGGCGACGGTGATCGTCTCGCGGGTGTAGTCGCGGAAGGCTTCCCAGACGAGGAAGCCCCCGGGGTGCGTGCCTTCGACGAGCGTGGTCATGGTGTCATCCTTTCAGCTTGAAGGTGCGGGCGACGATCTCGCCCCAGGGGCGCGCGGCCGAGGAGCGACCGGGCTGCGGGTGATGGGGCGCGATCTCGGGCTCGGCCTCGGCCTTGATAGCGAGGAGCGCGGCGCGCACCTCGTCGAGGCTGGTGTCCTGCTCGAGGAAGCGACCGGCCATCTGCGGCTGGCCCGCGAGACGGCAGAGATCGACGACGGCCCGGGCATGCCCGATGGCCTGCGCGCGGATCGCGGCGGGATCGGGCGGCTCACCGGTCGGCCGCGGGGTTTCGGTGGGCGGCTCCGAGGTGTCGGGAACGGCCTGAGCGTCCTCGGCGTCCGCGACCTCGTCGCCTTCGGCGGCATCATCGGTATCCTCTTTCGCTTCGAACTCGGCGCCGTCGGCCGCGTCGTCTGTCTCCGGCTCAGCCTCGACCGTTTTGACCAGCACCGGCGGCGCATTGCGGAAGCGCCCGATGTCGAAGTTCGCGGCGATCCGGACAGGCTCGATCAGCCGGTCGGCGAAGCCCTGCGCCACGGCGTCACTCGCGTCGAACCAGGTCTCGGCGGCCATCAGCGCGGAGACCTCCTCAGTCGTCCGGCCGGATTTCGCGGCGTAGCCCGAGACGAGGCTGCCCTTCACCTTGTCGAGCGCCTCGGCCATGGCGCGCATGTCCTCAGCCGTCCCCATCACGAGGCCGGCCGGGTCGTGGATCATCAGGAAGGCGTTCTCGGGCATGACGATCTCGTCGCCCGCCATGGCGATGTAGGACGCGGCCGAGGCGGCGATGCCGTCGATCCAGACCGTGACCGTGCCTTCGTGCCGCTTGATCGCATTGTGGATCGCGACGGCGTCGAACACCGAGCCGCCGGGGCTGTTCAGCCGCAGATCGACCGGCGTGCCCTCGGGCAGTGCGCCCAGTTCGGCCAGAAAACCCTTCGCCGAGTCCCCGTAGGCGCCGATCTCGTCATAGATCGCCACTTCCGCACCGGTCCCCCGGGCGCGGATCGCATACCAGCTTGCCATGTCGTCACTCCTGTTCGGTGGCCGGATCGGTCGCCGCGGCGCCGTCGTCCGTATCGTTGCCGGCGCCATTGCCGGGCTCGGCCCGCGTGGCAGGCGTCGCGCGGGCGCCCTGCGTCCCGCCGGGGCTCGTGCGGTAGCGCAGGCCGAGACCTGTCGCGCGCGCGGCGTCGGCGGCGTTCTCGCGGTCGACCTCCTCGACGTCGTAGCCGGTGGCTTCGACCACCTTGCGCCGCGAGGTGATGCCGGCCTCCATCGCCAGCACCTGCGCCTGGATGTCCTTCAGCGGATCGACCCAGTCCCAGCGCGGCGGGATCCATTGGACCGGCCGCGCCGTCGCGGGATCGGCATCGAGTGCGCCCGACAGCACCGCAGTTTCGAGCCAGCGCTGCCACACTGCCCGGCAGAGCTGGTGCACGATCACCCCATGCTGCAGCTGGCCGATGCGGCGGCGGAACTCGACGAGCTCTGCGCGCAACGACGAATAGTTGGCCTGCCGCACATCACCAGTCACCAGGTGATAGGGCAGCCCCAGCGAAGCGGAGACCGCCAGCAGCGTGCGGTACTGGAACGCTTCGTAGCCGCCGCCGACATCCGCCGGGGACGAGAACTTCACGTCCTCGCCTGGCAGCAGCACCTGCATGGTTCCGGGCTCGAGGCTGGCGATGGCCGCGCCGTCGAGATCCGCCTCGGCCTCGCCCATCATGGGCTCTTCCGGCGCGGTCTTGGTGATGAAGCCCGCGAACATCGCCGCGGTCTTCTTCCGGTCGAGCTCGGCGTCGTCGTACTGGTCGAGCAGGAACAGCCGCACCATCGCCGGCGCGATATGCGGCAGCCCCCGGATCTGGCCCGCGTCGATCGGCCGGTAGATGTGCAGCACGTCCGCCGCCGGCACGCGCACCGTCTCCGGGATGACCGCCCCCTGATCGGTGCTATCGCCGGGGTGGCGGCGGCGGAAGTGGTAGGCCACGCGCCGTCCGATCCCGTCGAACTCGATCCCGCAGCGGATGCGGTTGCCGTTGGCCGCGGCTTCGGTCTTCTCGAACGGCAGCATCTCGGACTGGAGAAGCTGCAGCTGCAGCGGGACGAGCAGTCCGTCTTCGGCGCGTCTTGGGCGCAGCCGGACAAAGCACTCGCCCGCGACGAACATCTCGCGCGTAACCATGGCCTGCAGGCCGTAGAAGTCCGTCAGCCCGTCCGCATCGGCCTCGTCGGTCCAGGCGAGCCAGAGCCGCTGGACACGGTCGCGCAGATCGGCGTCCCCGATCAGCGAGGACGGCTTGATCCCGTCTCCGACGAGGTTCGCGGCGAAGGCCTCGCAGGCGTTGGCGGCATAGCCGTTGGTCACGACCAATTCGCGAGACCGCGCCAGGAGCCGCGGCCCGCCCGAGGCGACCAGCGCGTTGATGTTCTCGAGCGGCGGGTTCCAGCCGCGCAGCCGGCGCTTCGCCATGGCGCCCTCAAGGCGGGCGCGCACGGAAGCGGGGCCGCCGGCGGACCGGCGGCGGAAGCGGTCGAAAAGCCCCATCGCCTCAGAGCCCCTTCGCCGTCGTCACGCGCACCTGCCGGACGATCCGCCGCCCCTCAGCCGCGGCGATCTCGCGGTCCAGCGCCTCGATGGCCCGGTCGATCTCGGCCACGCTGCGATAGTCCACGGTCTTGCCGTCATAGCTGACCCGCGCCACGCCCGAGGACCGCTGCGCGGTGAGCGCGTCGCGGCGGGCGCGGAGCTCTGCGGCCGTGGCCATGGATCACCTCATGTAGCTCGAGCGCACCGTGCGCCGGCGCTGCATCGGTCGTGTCGGGACGGACGGCGCCATCGCCGCGCCGTCCGTTGGCCCGTCCTGCTTCGCCACCCCGAGCTGCGCTTCCAGATCAGCCCACCGCGCCTCGGGCCAGCGATCCGCCCCGAGGATCCACGCGGCCGCGCGGGCATAGACCCGGGTGTCCAGCGCCTCGTTGCGCTCGCGGAGCTTCTGCCATTCGAGCCGCGTGAAACCACGCTTGCCCTTCACCGTCACCAGCTGCTCGGCGGTCAACTGCTTCAGCCATTCGCCGTCCGCCCAGTCCGGCAGGTGGATCGTGCCGGGCGGGCACAACGCGCCCGCCGCCTGTTCTTCCCTCGTCGGCCGGTCCTGCCGCAGAAAGCGATAGGTCTCGGCCTTGAAGGTCGATGTGGCCACGGTCCAGAGCCGGGCCCCGCGCCGCAGCCGCTTGCCGGCGATGGTGGCATCGACATAGGTCGGCCCGGTCACCGGGCTCGTCCGGGTGAACCCCTCGACGCCCTTCACCGGCGCAACCTGCGCAAAGCCCACCTGCCGGGACCAGGCATAGACCGCGCTGGTCTCGTAGCCCGTGTCGATCGCGAGCCGGGCGAGCGTCATCGTCTGGCCTGAGGCGTGCGTCCATGTCCGGCCGAGCAGGTCGGTCAGCTGCTGCCAGCAGGCCGGATCGCCGGGCCCGCCCTCGAGCACGAGATGATCGACGAGCCAGCTTTCCAGCCCGCGGCCCCAGGCCCAGACATCGACCTCGATCCGGTCCTTCTGCACGTCGGCGCCCGCGGTCAGGAACAGCCCGCGCTCGGGCACCGTGGCCGGGGCCCATGCCTCGCGCCGGTCCGCCAGGCGCTGCCAGTCGGGCGCTTCGCCGGTCTCCATCCAGGTCTCGCCGAGGATGGTGTTCCGGAACGCCCGCATCGCCTCGTCGCTGCCCCGTGCCGCCTCATGCGCCCGCGCGATCCGCTGCCAGCTGAGCCAGCCTACCGGCGAATAGAGCGCCGAGAGGTGGTAGCCGACCGTGGTTGGATCGGCGGTCGTGGCGGTCGCCCGCCATTCGCCGCGATCGAGCATCCTCGTCTTGTGGTGCTCGGCGATGGGCCGCTCGCAGCCCTCGCAGTGATATTCCGCCGTATCCGGCCGCCACTTCTCCCAGCGCAGCCGCTCGAACTTCAGCCACTGCATCGCGTCGCAATGCGGGCACGGCACGAAGTACCGCCGCTGGTCGGAAGCCTCGAACTCCCGCTCGATCCGGGAGAGCCCGCGGATCGTCGGGGTCGAGACCAGGAACACCTTGCGCCGATGGGCGAAGGTCAGAGACCGGGCTTCCGCCAGCGTGACCGGATCGCCTTCTTCGTCGGCCGAGGCCGGATAGGCGTCGACCTCGTCGAGGAAGATGTACCGCGCCGGAGTGGACCGCAGTCCGACCGCCGAGTTCGCGCCCGTCATGATCAGGATGCCGCCCGCGAACTCTTTCGACAGCATCGTGTTGCCCGCGTCGCGGGACCGGGCCGGCTTGACCCGCTCCCGCAGCTCGGGGCTCTCGTCGATCAGCGGGTCGATCCGCTGGCGCGAGTTGCGCTTGGCCAGTTCCACCGTCGGCTGGACCGCCAGCATCGGGCCCGGCGCCTGGTGGATGACGAAGCCGATCCAGTTGTTGCCGGCCTCGGTCGCGCCGACCTGCGCGGCCTTCATGAACACGATCCGCTGTGTCGGGTCGCCGGGCGAGAGCCGGTCCATGATCTCGCGCATGTAGGGCGTGCGCGCGGTCCGGTACTGCCCCGGCTCGGCCGAGGCCCGCGACGCGAGTTTCCGGTGAAGGTCCGCCCAGCTCGAGACGGTCAGGTTCGGGTCGGGCCGCAGGCCCCGCGACCAGGCGCGGATCAGCGCAGCGGCGCCGTCGAACCCGAAAACATCGTCATCCAAGCCCGGGTCGGATCTCCGCGAGGCTGTCGAGCTGGGCGCGGACATGGGCCTCCAGAACCTTCTGCATCAGCGCCGCCTCCACCTCGCACGCGTCCCCCAGCGCCGCGGTGAGCTCCGAGGCCATCAGCGCCGCGACGCGCGCCGGCCAGGTCACCCACGCATCGCGTTCGTCGCGCGCGAGCCGGAACATCAGCGTCTCCGCCCGGGCGCGGTCGACCAGTTCCCCCTTCAGCTTCTGCAGCCGGATGCGCCGCTCCTGCGCCTTCAGCACCTCGTTCGCGGTCTTGGCCTGCAGGAAGGTTGTGCCGCCGCCCACCGCCGGAACAGCCAGCCCCTGTTCGCGCAGCGTGTCGCCGACGGCGGCTACGGCAGCCTCGGGGACGGGCTTCAGCTTCGGCGCGGGCGGCTTTCTCGTCTTCGACGGGTCCGTTGTCTCGGCCCGTCTAGCATCGCTGGCCGCCGCGTTGATGCTGCCGTCGGGATAGAGCACCAGCCGCTCGGCCGTCTTCGCCTTCTGGATCGCGCCCCGCGACAGCCCGACATGCGCGGCGTACTGGCGCTCGCTCATGCCCTGCATCGACGGCTCCGATTATCATTTAGGATCATGTGCTTATCGAGTTGATAAGCCTCGCGGACAGAGCGAACGTCCATCCCACAAGGACGATGCAACTCACCCGGAGCCACCACGATGACCACCCGCCTGAACCCGATCACCACCCCGCGCTTTGAGGCCCGCGCCGAGAAGGCGCGCCGGAACAAGGAGGCGGCATTGGCCGCCTTCATCGGCAAGAAAGCCGAGATCGACGCGATGCTCGCGCGCCTGCAGGCGCTCAGCGACGACCATTTCAACTGCGCCCCCGACGAGGCGGGCTGGGCCATGGTCGGCACCCTCGAACACTACGCCAGCCTCCTGAAGCGCATTACCGACAGCGCCTTCGGCGAGGGCGAGCACGCCCGCTGATCTCCGGCACTGCAGGAACTCCCGCCGCGCGCCCTGCGCGGTGAGCCCGAACCGTGGCCCCAGTGGGGCCGCGTAAGTCGGGCGAACGGGTCGTAGAAGGCGCCGCATCACGCGGGCCCGAATACGGAGACGACCCCATGACCAAGCTTTCCGACACCCAGCTCGTGATCCTCAGCGCCGCCGCGCAGCGCGAGGACCGCAACGTCCTGCCGCTCCCCGGCTCCCTCCGCGGCGGCGCCGCCGCCAAGGTGGTCGGCGCGCTGCTGAAGCGCGGGCTGATCGCCGAGACCACGTCCGACAGCCGGGCCAAGGCCGACGCCGCGCTCAACCGAATCTGGCGCAACGACGAGGACGGCAACGCCATCCTCCTGCACATCACGGACGCGGGCCTTGCCGCCATCGGCGTCGAGCCGGAGAGCGGCGACAGCGCGCCCACGGGCGCCGAAGAGGCGCCGAGCGCGGAGACCCCTCAGGACGCTCCCGCCGCGGCCGGCCCCGCGCCCAAGGCGCGCACACCGCGCACGGGCACCAAGCAGGCGAAGCTGATCGAGATGCTCCGCACCGAGGGCGGCGCGACCATCGACGAGATGGTCGCGGCCTTGGACTGGAGACCGCACACGGTGAGGGGTGCGCTTGCCGGCGCGCTAAAGAAAAAGCTCGGTCTGACCGTCACCTCGGAGAAAGTCGAAGGAAGAGGGCGCTGCTACCGCATCGAGGACGCCGTCTGATGCCGCGGTACAGGGTCAAGATCACCCGTGCCGTCACCGAAAGCACCCGCGTGACCGTCGAGGCACTGTCCCCGGAGGCGGCGCAAGCCGTCGCCTTCGTGGCGCTGGCCGACATGGAGGACGCCTTCTGGAACCTTGATGAGGGTTCGTGGAATGCAGGCCCCGCCTACATCACGGCAGTCGAGCCTGCCGATGTGTGATGCCCGGCGCTATCGCCAACGCTCGAACAGTCGTCGCAGCAGGTAACCCCGCGCCAACGACACGCCGACGAAGGCGAGGCCGATGCTCAGATGCTCCGCGATTCCAGTCTCGATCCCGAACCACGGGAACACCACGATCTGCGTTGCGATGGCCAAAACGTAGCCGACGACAACGTTTGCCGCGGCCTCGACCATCGACATGATCCGGCTCTGCTTCATCGCAGGCTCTCCAGAAACGCCGTCACGAACTCCGCCGCGAGCGACGGAACGATTGCATTGCCGTAGCCCCGCAGCAGCCCCATGCGACCGGGTAGCCCATCAGCCAGCGGGAATGTTCCGGGCTCAACGGGCCGCCAGCGGTCATCGCGGCAGAGGAGCCAGTCCGGATCTCGCCAGACGCCGTCCGTCGCATTGGCCCCGGCAGGGTCGGCGCCATCGACCAGTCCACCAGCTTCACCGTCCTGCGGCTCGCATCGGTGTTGCCGGCCGCGTTGTATCGCTTCGTGGCGGGCGAGCCCGCCATCGCCGTCGGCCAACCCGCCAGCCAGACCTGTCGGCCGAGCAGCGCATTGATCGGCACCGACCGGCATTCCGATCCGTCCTTGTGATCCCTCGCCGAGGCCGTCGCCCAACCCGCGAGTGACTGCGTCCAAGGCGACGGCGCCGAAGAACAGGCGTTGGCGGATGTGCGGCGCGCCGATGCCCGCAGCCGGCAGATCGGCCGCCGCGACGGCGTAAGATGCCGCTTCCAGGTCAGCCGCCAGAGCGTCGAACCACGCCCAGCCAGTCGGGCCCTCAACTGCCGCGCGAGACTTTCTGCCAACCGGTCCGAGCACTGCCGCGCTCGCGACCTGCTCGCCGAAGACGAGCTCCGGGCGGCAGGCTGCGACGAGCCGCAGGAATGCCGGGGCGAGATGGCGGTCATCGTCCTGTCCCTTGCGCTGCCCGGCCTGACTGAAGGGCTGGCAGGGCGGCGAACCGGTCCAGACGGACAGATCGTCCGCTACGCCCGCGAGTCGCAGCGCATATGGCCAGCCGCCGATGCCGGCGAAGAAATGACATTGCGCGAAGCCGCGCAGCTCGGTGGGCTCCACCTCGAGGATGGACCTTTCGTCCACTTGGCCCGCGGGCAGAAGCCCGGCCGCGATCAGTTCCCGCAGCCAGGCGCAGATCGCGGGATCGGCATCGTTGTAGTAGACGGCCATCAGGCGGCTGCATCGGCCTTGTCGCCCAGCCGCTCGGCCTTCACCTCGGCGAAAATCCGGCCGTCGCCGTCGAGGATCGCCTCGCGCCCGGTGTCGGCCTGCCAGCGTTCGACGGCGACATCGACGTAAGCCGGGCTGATCTCCATCGCGAAGACGCGGCGGCCATTCGCTTCGCCCGCCATGATCTGCGAGCCGGAGCCCGAGAACGGCTCGTAACAGAGGCCGCCGCGGGCGACGTGCTGGCGCATCGGGATGCCGAAGGCGTCGAGCGGTTTCGGCGTCGGGTGGTCGGGGCGCTCGTCCTTCGTGAAGGACGGCATTTCCCAGGTCGAGGGGAGCGTCTGCTCGGCCACCTTCGGCGGGCGGTTCGGGCGGCGCCAACCCATGAAGCAGGGCTCGTGCTTCCAGAGGTAATGCGAGCGGGTGAGAACCCCCCGGTCCTTCACCCAGATGATCTGCTGGTGCACGAAGGCGCCCGCCTTCTCCCAGCAGGCTTCCAGCATCGCCTGGCGGCGCGAGGCGTGCCAGCAGTACCAAGCCGCGTCCTCGGTGATGGCTTCCGCCACGGCGGCGCCGATGAAGCTGTCATAGAGTTCCGCCCCCTGGCTGCTGTCGTCCCAGGTCACGCCGTAGGAGTGCGACCAGTCCTTGTTGCGGGTCGGGTGGTTCGAGCCGTCGTAGTCGACGAGGTACGGCGGGTCGGTCGCGAACAGCACGGCCCGCTCGCCGTTCATCAGGCGGCGCACGTCCGCCGCGCTGGTGCTGTCGCCGCACAGCAGGCGGTGATCGCCGAGGATCCACAGGTCGCCGGTGCGCGACGCCGGATTGCGCGGCGGTTCGGGGATGGTCACCGGCGGCACGGAGCCTCCGGCGCCACCTTCTTCACCGTCCCCCTCCGGCAAAAACGCCAGCAGCTTGTCGAGTTCGCTGTCGGGGAAGCCGACCAGCGACAGGTCGAAATCCTCGGCCAGCAGGTCGTTCAGTTCCGCCGACAGCAGCGCCTCGTCCCAAGTGCCGAGTTCCGTCAACTTGTTGTCCGCGATCCGGTACGCCCGCCGCTGCGCCTCGGTCAGATGACCGAGCACGATCACCGGCGCTTCGGTCAGCCCCAGCTGCGTGGCGGCCAGCACGCGCCCGTGGCCCGCGATTAGCTCTCCGTCTTCGCCCACGAGGCAGGGCACGGTCCAGCCGAACTCGGCCATGCTGGCGGCGATCTTCGCGACCTGGTCGGCGCCATGCGCCTTCGCGTTCCTGGCGTAGGGCTGGAGGCGCGACAGCGGCCAGGTCTCGATCCGCTCGGGGGCGAAGGCGAGGGTCATGCAGGTTCCTGTCGATGGTCGATCGGCATCCGCCGGGTGGACTCCGGCACGGAGGGGTCCACCGGCTTCCGGCCGGACTCCGGCATCCGCGGGGTATCCACCCTGGGCGGCCGGTCAGATGTTTGAATTCACGAGGGTTTCGAGGCGTCGCTGCTGGACGCTGGACTCCGGTGGCTTCCCAAAAATCCGGCCCTGTCGCTAGCGAAATGCCGAGCCAAGCCCGCCAGCATACGAATATCGCCAGAAAGGAACCAAGAACTCAATGGGTTAGCCCATTGGACCCCGGCTGGACCCTTCGCTGGACCCCGGAAGCCAGCGGCGCGGCCTTTGCCTGCGCGCTCCTCTCCCGAGCATATTGGTTTTCTAACGGCCTCGTCGAAATGTGTAAGGCCCCGCGATGTACACCCGAAAATTTCCTCAGAGGACGATTTTTCTTGACAGGCGATTGGCGTTTTCGATGACGAACTGCTGCGACCGACGGGGCGACGGCACGCGACCGTTCAGCCGCCAGGTGATCACGGCAAGGCCGTACTGCCAGCGCTTGGTCGCGGCCGTGCGCGACAGACCGAACTGCCAGCAGATCGGCTTCCACGCCATGCCGTCGGCGCGGGCCCAGACCAGGCGCCCATCCTCGGGCTCCAGCCAGCGCAGCCAGAGCATCGCTTCCTCGGCCTGCGTGATCTGACGCGGGCTGGGTCTCGGGCGACGCATCTGCGGCTCCTGACCGACCTTGTCGGCGAAGCTGTGGAAGTACTCGGGCCACGCGTTGAAGAAGCCCTGCGGCATCACGCCCGGCATCTGGCGCATGACGCCCGCCGCGAGCTCCAGCCGGTCCTGCACCTGTGCTGTGCTCCACTCACCCATGGCGCGCCTCCCGTTCGCGTTTGCCGTAGAGCCGCTCGCCGAGTTGCCGGACCAGTTCGCGCTCGGGCCAGGTGAGGCGGTGGTCGTCGACAGCCACGGCCAGAAGCCCCTGTTCCTTCCAGCCGTCGCGCTTGACCTCGTCGGGGTTGCGGCGCTGGCCGCCGTAGCCCTTGGGCGTGAACCGCATGCCGCTCATCGCACACCTCCGCGGGTCTCCAGCGCCCAGAGCAGGATCGCGATGGCATCAGCCTCGTTGTCGTCGGCGGGGCTGAAGCCACGCGCCCGGGCGGCCGCCAGCATGGCGTCCTTGTTCGCGTTGCCCTTGCCCGTGGCGTGGCGTTTGATGGTGCCGACCGGCACGCCATCGTAAGGAACGCCGCGCAGCTCGGCCCACGCGGTGAGCGTGGCCATGAGCCCGCCATAGACGTGGGCTGCATCCGTTCCAGCATGCCGGCGAACCTCCTCGAACCAAATGGCGGAAATCGGACCGGACAGCCGGTCCAGCTCGGTCAGCCAGTTGGTGAACCGCAGGTAGCGCATGCCGCCGCCGTCGAAGCGACCCTGGCGGAAAGACACGGTGCCGCTGGTGATCATCCCGTCGGCGCCGTGCAGGGCCCAGCCCGTGGTCGTGCCGAGATCAAGCGAGAGGAGCGTGCGATCGCCGCGGAAGGCGAGCGGCAGATGGGAGATTGCCTCGTGGCGGGAGGTGGCGAGAGTCAGGTCAGCCATAGGTGATCTCCTCGTTGGGCTGCTTGGGTGGAAGACGACGGTGGTTGACGCTTGGCGGTACCGGCCGCCGTCGTCGGATCGGGATTGGCAGGGAGCGTCAGAGCCCGCGCTCGGAAACCCCTCGACGTATGGGAGGAGAGGCCAAACCTGCAGGTTGGCCTCCCCATACGTAGTATGGGGGCCTTCATTGTTCGTCCTCCGTTCATCGTAAGACACTGAAATCATTAGTCTTTCGAGGTCGAACAGAGGGCGCGCAAGAGGACGAACATATTCGACCTCATTGGCCATCAAGCGATTGATTTCATTGACAAGAGGACGAACAATGGCGGAGGACGAACATGTTTGTCCTGAGGTCGAACAGGGCTTTCCGGAGGACGAACAAGGGCGATCGAGCACGATTTCAGGCATCTTCGTCCTCCGGAATCGGCCAGTCGGAGGGGTGCTCGACCTCGAGGCAGTCACCGTTCGAGGGCGACTTGTAGTGGGTCGGCACGACCGGTTTGCCGCCCGCGAAGACCTCTCCGGTCTCGGCGTCGACCTGCTCCTCGCAGCCGAACACCATGCCTTCGACGCAGAGGTATCCAAAGCGCGACCGCACGACCGGATGGCCGTAGGGGCGGCCGTCGCGCACGAAGCGGATCCAGCCCTTTGTGGCGGCGACGTTCAGCCGGTCACGGATCGTGAACTGGCTGCCGAGACCGCGCTTGTTCTCGAAGGCCTCCCGGAACTGCGTCGAGGTATAGAGCCTGCCATTGCTCGCCTCCTCGAGCAGGATTGACAGGATGACATTGCGCTTGCGGTCGCGTTCGGCATCGTGCTTCGCGCCGGTCTCCTGGCCGACGATCCTCTCGTTCATCGGATTGATCTCGACCCATTGGCCGCTCACCTTGTCGATCAGCTTCGCGGGCAACGCGGGACCATTGCGCAGCTCGATCTCCAGCTTTCGTTGCGAGCAGTCCTCGTCGGGGCGGTGCAGGATCAGGCCGGAGGTGTAGAACCCGCGCAGGGCGCTGGCGCCGGAAAGCGCGAGGAACGGATCCTCCTTCACCTGGTGCTTGCTGAGCTTCTTGGTGTGGTGGACCAGGATGACCCCGCAGTCGGGATCGATGTGGTCGCGCAGCACCTCCACCCGTTCCTTCAGGAAGAACATCATGGCGGTGTTGTCGTTCTCGCCGCCGCCATCTGGCCCGCCGTCGAAGAGGTTCCGGATCGGGTCGACGCAGAGGATGTCGGGCGGCGCATCCGGGAATGCCGACTGAATCGCGCGGGCGACCCGCACGCTGCCCTCGTTGTCGAGCAGCATCTTCAGTTTGGGCGTGGCGACGAATGTATCGCGGGCGGCGGCCAGCACATCGGGCGGCAGCGCGATCTGCTTCAGCCGCTCGCGCAGATAGTGATACTGGATCTCGGCCTGCAGGTAGAAGATCCGCAGCGGGCGTGGCGGGGTGAAGCCGAGGAAGGGCTGACCTGCGGCCATGTGGACGAGCCAGGAGATCAGCAGGTCGCTCTTGCCGACCTTGGGCGCGCCGCCCAGCACCATAAGCCCGCCCGGCGTCAGCACGCGAGGCGCGATGATGTCCTCCGGCATCGGGCTCTGGTCGTCCAGCAGCGCGCCCAAGGTGAAGGCGGGCATCTCGACCGGCCCCGGTGCGCCGGAATCCAGCCGGATCAGCGGCGGTCCGTATCTCTCGACATGCCGCTCCCAGAGCCGCTCGGATTCGCGCTTCAGCCGCTCGACCGGCCACTGGGGCCGCAGCATCGCGGCGTTGTAGCCGCAGATGCCTTCCCAGCCCTCGTCCCTTGTGATCCGGCCCTCGTGGACCATTCGGATGAAATGCCCGATCGCGGCCGAGGCACCCTCGAAACGGGACCAGTCGTCCGCGCCGCCCTCGCGCACCGGCGTGACCAGCACCTCGTCCATGGCGGGCTTGTCGGGATGGGTGAAGGCGGGCTGCAGGGACACGCCCGGTGCGGGCGGCATGTCGGTCACGGCCTCGATGAACTCGGCCAGATCGCGTTCGCGGTCGGGGTTCAGCTCGACGATCCGCACCTGCGTCTTGAGGTTGTTCTTGTAATAGACGCTGCCGGCCACCCGGATCGGCTGATGCGCCGAGCGGAAGTGCATGTCACCGCCGACCTTGGCGGCAATGTCGCCGCGCAGACGCGTCACGCGGGCTATGTCGTCGCCCTCGGCGGGTTCCGTCAGCGCCCACCAGACGTGGCACTTGCGCTGCCCCTCGGCCGTGACGCCGCCGCTCTCCACCACCATGCTGGGCGGGCCGAGGTGGCGCTCCAGATGCGCGCGCCTGGCCGCGATGTCACCGGTGTCGAGATCGACCACCACGGTCTGCATCTGCAGGATCTCGGCGGCCCTGGCCTGACCGGGCGCGGCGACGGTGCCGGGGATCACATAGACCGCCGCCCCCTCGCGCGAGGCCCATGTCGCGAAGGTGGCCATCTTCTCCGGGGCAGCCCGATCCGCCTCGATCCAGATGTTGTGCGGACGGCCATCGATGCCCTGACCCTTGTCGATGAAGCTGCGGACCGGGATCAGGCCGTCGCAGTATCCGAAGACGACCTGCATGAATTGCGCGATCTGCGCAGGGTCGGGCTCGTCGCCGAAAACGTCGATCTGCGGCGCGGCGTCGTTGAAGTCGCGCCACGGGTTGAAATGAACGATGTTTTCCTTGGGCTCATCGGGCGTCGTGTCGTCGCGCATGGCTGGCTCCTGGTCGGGATCGGATGGATCGGTGGGCTCGTTGGTCATGCCGCCAGGCTCCAGCACCGCTCGGCGTGAGCGCAGAACCGGCATTCGAAGAAGTCGCGATTGGTGGCGATGCGGGGCAGCAGCTCGCCCGCGTCGGTGGCCTGCAGGATCCGCACCGCGCGGTCGGACATGCGCTGCGCCAGATCGGCATCGAACGGCACCAGCTCATGGTGCAGCTCGGCCGTGTCCTTGTTGATGGCCGTGAAGAGCGCGGGCGCCGCCGAGATCCCGGGCACCGATGGCTCCATGTAGGCTTGGTAGATCGCGATCTGGGCGGCATAGACCGGCTTGGAGACGGTGACCCCGTCCTTGACGCAGGCACGCCAGTTCTTCGCGTTCATGGTCTTGCATTCCCAGAGCGCGGGGGTGCGCAGACCGAGCGCGGCCGGGGCTGCGGCCACGATCCCGTCGACATGGCCACGGATACGGCCACCGGCGACGGAAAAGCCGAACTGCTCGCCATCGGGGCGATTGCCCTTGCGGGTATAGAGGTCGAGCCCCGCCGCCCGCAGCCAGCGGATCGCCAGATCCTCAAGCTGATGGCCGATCTCGAAGATCCTCAGCGTCTGCCCGCCGAAGTCCGAGCCCTCATCCTTGGGCGCGCCAGCAAACTCGAACTGCAGCGCGCGTTCGCAGGAGTGCCCGAGGCGGGACGCGCCGAGATAGGCCCGCGGCGGCGTGGCTTCCCGCTCGGCGACGAGCGCCGCGTCGACCAGCGCGTTGATCCGCTCGGCCACGGAGGGCCGATGGTTGAAATCCAGCATCAGAACGGGATCTCCGATTGGCTGGCGATCTCGGCCATCTCGGCGCGGAACGCCTCCACGGTGGTCACGATCAGCCGGTGCATGTCGTTCTGCGTCAGCTGGGCCAGCGGCCGGTCCCAGCCGATCCGCTCCATCTCGGGTGCGAGCGCACGCATCACCGCGGGCAGCGCCTGTGTTTCCTCTTCTGTGAAATCGACCATGCTCAATCCTCTTTTAGCTTTGCGGGTGAAGGCCGCCTGGCAGCCCATCGAGCAGAACCAGCGGCGGGTGCGGTGCCGGCGCGGCCGGTGGGGTTCGGACCAGCCGAAGCCGCGGGTCCGGGATGCGCAGACGGCGCAGAGCGCCGGGCGCGGATGCCAGAGGCGATCAAAGCCCGGTCGATCCGCAGCCTCTGCGGACGGGGATGGCACTTGCGCGACATGGCTCACGCCGCCCTCCGCTCGGGCTCGGCTGCCGTGACGAGGCGCCGGATGTCGCGCTTGTTGAACTGGAACGAGATCAGCGCCGAGGCGCGATAGCGCGTCAGGCCGAAGTCGTGCCGGCACTCGGGCGGCAGATACTGCAGCTGCTTCTCGGTCGGCGGCTGGCGCAGCCAGGATCGGGTCTTGAAGGCGCTCTCGTCGGTCTCGTGGGTGTTCAGCCAGTCGTCCGCCTGCGCGAGGCAGACGGTCCTTTCGCCGACGCCCAACAGGTGCGGACGTTCGCCCTTCGCCCCGCCGATCGCGTACCAGACCCCGTCCAGCCAGAAGATGCCGCCCCAGGCGGTGAAGCCCGTGGCCATCAGCGCGTCGTCCGTGCCGAAGAGGTCGACCCACGCGAAGCTCGACCGCTTCAGCAGGTCGATCTCGGTCATGATGAAGCCGGAGAGCGGCGCCGTGCCCCCGTCCGTTCCCGCGTCCTCGGGCGGGAACGCTTCGCCGCAGAGCGGGCATTCGCTGGCGGCGAGCGGGATCTCCGCCTCGCAGGCCGGGCAGGTCTTCGTCGGCGCCTCTCCGGTCTCGGTCTTGCCGTCGAGATCGACATCCTGTTCCAGCGTACCGTGGATCAGGCTCGAGGTGCCAAAATCCAGCACGACGCAGTCGGTCTTGACGATGCCGGGATGTTCCTCGGGATCGACGGTGCGCAGGCCGCGCCCCACCATCTGGATCATGGTGGACTTGTAGGAACTGGGCCGCAGCAGCACGACGCAGGAAGTGGGCGGATGGTCCCAGCCCTCGGTCAGCACCGCGACATTGACGACGACGCGGATGTCGCTGGCCGCATAGCTGGCGAGGATCGCCTTGCGGGTCTCGGCCGCGAGATCGCCATGGATCAGCGCGGCGGAAACGCCCGCCGCACTGAACGCCTCGGTGACGTGTTCGGCGTGGGCGACGGTGGAGCAGAACACCACGGTCTGCCGTTCTTCGGACCCCGCCTTTTCCTTCCAGTGGCGGATCACCTCGTCGGTGACGGGGGCGCGGTCCATGATCCCCGCGACCTCCGCCATGTCGAAATCCGACATGGTCTTCCGGACCGCGCGCAGCTCGTCCTGCACGCCGACATCGATGACGAAGGTGCGCGGCGGCACCAGGTGGCCCGATGCGATCAACTCGCCCAGCCGCACCTGGTCGGCGACATTGTCGAAGACCTCGCGCAGTCCCTTCCTGTCGCCGCGGTTCGGCGTCGCCGTGACCCCGAAGATGCGGGCGTCGGGATTGGCGTCGCGCACCCGGTCGATGATGCGACGATAGCTGTCGGCGACGGCATGGTGCGCCTCGTCGATAACCAGCAGGTCGAGGCGCGGCATGTCGGCGAGGTTCGACGCCCGCGCCAGCGTCGGCACCATGGCAAAGGCGACCTGGCCGCCCCAGGACTTCTCCGTGGCGTCGATCACCGAGGTGGCGACGCCCGGCACCACGCGCTGGAACTTGGCGCGGTTCTGCTCCGTCAGTTCGTCGCGGTGCGCCAGCACGCAGGCCTTGGCACCGTTGCCGATCATCTCGCCGGTGACCGCCGAGAGCATGATGGTCTTGCCCGCGCCGGTGGGTGCCACGCCCAGCGTGTTGCCGCGGGAGGCGAGCGCAGCCACGCTGCGCTCGACGAAGGTCTTCTGGCGGGGGCGCAGGCGCATGGCCGGGATCCCCCTTACTGAGCCCAGCTCGGCCGACCGGCGAACCCCGCACCGGCGTTGGTCGCTGGCTGGTTCGTCCGGGGCGCTGCGGGGGCGGCATGCTGCGATGCCTGACCCTGCGCAGCAGCGGCGCCGAACTGCAGACCCGCCGCACCCATGACCTGCGCGTAGTCGCGATGGTCGGGCGTGACCGCGCTGCGGATCTCGTTCTTGTCGTCGCCGCTGGCGTCGGTGCCGATGTCGATGCGGGCGATGAACTCGATCCCGTCGAGATCGGCGAAGCCGCCGATGCGCCGCGCCGCCTGCGCCTCGGCCGACATGTCCTTGTCGGAAATCCCGCGGGCCGAGTTCAGCATGCCGCGCACGAGGCTGCGGCCCATGTTGGCCCAGTCCGGCCCCTTGGGGCTGTAGAGCCCGATCAGGGTGAAGATCTTGCGCCGGGCGTACTGGCCTTCGGTCACCGTGAACTCGCCGTTGAGATAGACCGCGCCGGTCGAGCCGCGCGTGGCATAGCCGCCCGTCCAGCCCTGCGACGGATCGTCGAAGCCGCCCGGGCGAATGGTCAGCCGCACCTTGGCCAGCGTGCCCTTGGGGATCAGGTTGGTGTTGCTCTGCGCGTCGTTGAAATCGTTCCAGGAACCCACGGGGAACCTCCTTTTGATCAGGATTGCGGTTGGGATTGGGCGTCAGCCGCCGGATCGGCGGGTGGCGGGGTGTAGGTCAGGCGCTTGGGCGCAGGCGCGACGGGAGCGCGGATCTTGGTCATCAGGCGGCCGAGATGTGGCTCCTCGACCTGATCCAGACGGCCGGAACGGTCCTTGGCCGGGAAGCCCCAGGGATTGATCGTCTGGCAGACGAAGGCGCGATAAGGATCGCCCCCGTCGGCCTTCAGCTCCGCCATGGTGATCACCTCGTCGACGATCCCCGGCAGTTCGAGCCCAGTCTTCGAGCCGTCGATCTGCGGCTGGAACACCTTGCGATTGAAGTCGTCGAGCTTCTCGTCGAGGATTCCGACGAACCAGACGTTCTTGGCCCGCGTGTGCTGCAGATGCGTGAGCCAGCCGATCATCTCGCGGCCATGCAGCCCGTAAGCGCCACGGATGTCGGGCTTGCCGGTCTTCTCCGACAGCGCCTCGGGCTGGCCCTTGCACCAGCCGAAGCACAGCCGCCCCGCCACGGTGATCGAGTCCACGAAGATCGTGTCGTAGCGGTCCAGCGCCGCCGGATCGCCGAAGCGGTCGCAGACTGCCCTGTAATGCGCCGGGCTGTAGGGCTGGTCGTCGCGCAGCGCCGGGTTGGGGCCGCCGATGAACACTGCGAAATCCCGGCATTCCGTCCAGGTCCGCGGCCGGATGCTGTCACCCGCCCAGCCCTCGATGGCGAGATCGCCCGCTTCAAGATCCATGAAGAGGGTCGTCGAGGCGTTCAGCGTCCAGAGCAGCGATGTTTTCCCGATGCCCGACTTGCCGAAGATGCAGCCCTTGACGCCGCGGGGCTCGGCCAGCCGCTGGTCGGCGCTGATGATGGGGATGCTCATCGATCGCCCCCCTGCGGGACGAAATCGCCCGCCTCGAGATCCATGAACAGCATCGTGGGCGCCTTCAGCGTCCGGAGCAGCGAGGTCTTTCCGACGCCCGACTTGCCGCAGATGCAGAGCCTGACGCCGCGGGGCTCCGCGTGCCGCTGGTCGGGGCTGATGATGGGAAGGCTCACTGATCGCCCTCCTGCGGGACGATCTCGATCTTCAGCGTGCCGGGCCGGACGGTGCGCGCGGGCTCGAAACCGGCCCGGATTGCATCCGGCCAGGCAGCGTATTTGCGCTCGGGCACCTTGAAGCCGACGTCGACATACTGGGCCGGATCGTCCCCGGCGGCGCGGATGCGCTCGACCATGGCCGCGAGGCGGTCCTGATCCCAATCCACCCGCTTCGGCAGGTCGGCAACGATGGTGAAGTCGCCATCGTCGAAGCGGATCGTGCCGGTGTCCTTGCCCGCAGCCTGCCGGATTTCGGCCGCGCGAGTGGCGTAGCGGGCCGTCAGGGCGCCATCGAGGCGAGCCTTCGCAGCCTTGATCCGCCCCATGCGCGCGTCGACCTCGTGCTGCAGGATGGCCAGCAGTTCGACGGGCAGCTGGGCGATGTCCTGCAGGCCGAGGCCCGGCAGGTCGTCGACGGTGGGGGTGTTCGCAGGGAACGGCATGTAGGGGTCTCCATGATCGGGAAGGAAGGACTGGAAGGCGACCATCAGGCGACCTCCTGCTCGGCGAGCAGAAGCGCGGAGAGCGAGACGGCTGCGGCCTTCGGCTTGGGCCGGGCGATGGCGATGTAGGCGAACTGGTCTGGGCCCGAGCGCTCCTGCACCAGGTGCACGAGGCCCTGTTCGGCGGCCCAGAAGGCGCGCGACCCGAGCCGGGCCAGTTCCGCGCGCTGCTGGTCCGGCAGCCGGGCGAACATCGGGAAGATGTCGAGGGCCAGAAAGCCGCGATGGTATTCCAGCCGGTCGCCCGGCACGGCCTGCGCCACCCAGGCGCAGAACTCGGTCTCGGTGAGCGGTCGGCGCGCGCGGACCGTGATGAAGGGGGTGGTGCCCATGAACATGATCTCCTCCTTTCGCCTCTACTCAGGCCGTCGCGAGATCGTCCCAGGCGGGACCGAGACCGTGGGCGGTGAGGACGAGGCGGAGATCGGCGAGGCGGCGGTAGAGCGCGGACCGGCTGCCGAAACCCTCAGCCGCCAGCGCGGTGACGGGGCGATGCGCCAGCGCTGCGCAGAACCGGCGATCCTCAACCGGGAGCCGCGCGAGGGCGACCTGCAGGGCGTGGTGAAGTTCAGTGACGGCCGTCGCGGAGCAGGTCTGGCCATGCCAGGCGGCAAGCCCGTCCTCCGCGGTCAGGGTATTGCCGACCGGCTCGCGGGTTCCGGCCAGCGGCACCTCAAGCGAGAGCATCGTCCCGCCCTGCGCACGGCGCCGGCGGTGATGGCGCATCGCGATCCGCGAGGACTGGTTGCGCAGGACGATGTTGGCGAAAGCGCCGATCCCGCCGCGCGAGGGGTCGTAGGCCGGCGAGCGGCGCAGGAGATCGATCAGGAGGTCTTGGCCCAGATCCTCGCGCTCGCAGACCGGCAGGCACAGCTTGCGCCGCAGCCGTTGTGCCGCCGCATCCGCCTCGCGGATGATGGTTTCAATGTCGTCGGGGGAAAGTTCGATCTGCATCGCTGTGCGCCTCGGTCATCGTTTCTGATGAGCCCAAGGTGCCGGATGCTGTCGGCGCGCAGGTGGGAACGGGGTGGGAATAAGGTGGGGGGTTGGTGGGGCGTCCAGACCTGAGCGTCAGTTTCTCGTGCAGGTCTCCATCAAAGCCCTTGGCCATCAGCCAAAGGGCAGCACTATTGTAGCGCATGTGCCTTCGGGGCCTACCCGTCGACAGTGCCACGCAGGTGATGCAACATCGGCATATACTGAGCTGGAAATCGAACGCATGAACTTGAAGCCTCCGCCGGTCGACAAGGGACGAGCCGGCCTCGATGAATTTCGCAGGAATGCGAAACTATACGAACTATCGCTTACAAACCGGATGAGCCGAGAGTTCTATCGGGCGGATCTAACGAAGTGGCAAAAGCTCTACGCGACCTTGGCTGCAAAACGCGAGCCGGGAAGCAACGCTGCGATCCACTTCGCTTCGCTGTCATCGCTTTGCGGCGATCTGTTGGATCAATATGGGCCCGAGTCACCGCCAAAGAAGCGAGCACCAAAGACGACTACGTCGACCCGACTGGTGTATCCCGATTTCCCGGATGAAGTAACTCACAGGCTCCATTTTCTGGAAGGGCCTGGGGCGCGACGCCAGCGCGCCAATGACCTCGTGTCGCACGCCGCCTTCGTTTTTCGACAAACCTCCAGTACCGGTCGCGTTCTCGTCTCGGTTGGAACCCGGCAAGATGATACCAGACTGTTCGAGCGGCTGGTCGAGGCAATTGGAGCGGGTCTGTTTGGTGATCCGGCGAAGTCCGGTTTTGATGCGGCGCGCCAAAACCCCCAGTGCGCCAGCGATGCGGTAACCCCTCTGGACAGGGTCTGGCAGGACAACAACCAGGCGCGCGGATATAGCTGGCAGGCGCGTGCTTTGGGCGATCAGTTCCGGGGCGTTGACGGCAAGGGGCTTCCACAAGACCTTCCGGACGTGAAGGACGCGCCCCCTTGGGATCCGGACCCAAAGTGGCAAAATATTCTGAACTTGACGGAAGCGAACCGACTCCTTGATGCGATGGATTTGGTGGAAGCCATCCCAGGGCGTGATCGTGAGGCGCTTTTGGACGAGGTGATATATCTGAAATTCCTGACAGATCGCGAAATCCGAGCTGATGACGTGAGGCTGATCGCTCGTAAGTATGCAGCGACGTCGCTCATCGCGGGTCGCCTGCATGACGAGTTCGAGGCATTTGTGGCCTACTTGGATCAGGAGTTGCAGGACGATCCGCCCGTGCTTTCCAAACTGATTCGATTTGACCCTGACTTTGGCCAAGGGATGATCCCTGTGCCGCCTCCCGCGTCGGACTGGCCAGCATACCGTGCATATCAGGCTCAGTTCATCAACTCTACGGCGCCTCGTGGCCGCATCTTCTCAGTAAACATCGATGTTGGCTTCGCCAATGTCGAGAGCCTGCTCGCGGGGCATATGGCGCTGGCAGAGGACGCGTTTCGCCGCGATCGATCTATACCGGAGATCGGTGCGAGCGGGGGGATTTCCGAGCTTGCACTTCTTGACCTTTTCTGTGCGATTTGGCCCAACGCCAAGCACCAATGGCGCCCCTGGTTTCTTGGCCGTCAGTCGATCGACATATACATTCCCGAGATAAACTTGGCAGTAGAGTATCAAGGCCAGCAGCATTACGAGCCGGTCGCACTGTTTGGCGGCGAGGAAGGCTTCAAGAACGCACAGGTTCGGGATGAGCGAAAGCGACTGCTACTGAAGGCGAACAGCGTCCGCCTCCTTGAGTGGCGATATGATGCACCGATATCGAGAAAAGCGCTGATGCTAAAGCTGGCTGACATTGGGATATCTTTGCCACTCGAAGATTGGAGTGAGCTGGCGTCTCAGCCGTCAACCACGATATCCGAAGCGGGGACGCCAAGCCGATAGCCCCGGTTGCGCACGGTCATGATCAGGGTCTTGCTCTCGAGATCGGTGAAGCCCGCAGCCTTGAACGCGTCGCGCAGCTCGCGGATCAGATCCTTGGCCTCGCGCGCCGTCGTGCCTTCGACATGGGATCCGGAGGCGACCTGATCGCGCGACAGCGCCTTTTCCAGCAGGCGCTCGAACACGGGGAAGATCTGACGCGACAGAATGACGGAGCGACCGTTCCAGTTAACCTCGGCCGTGGCTCGCCGAACGCGAAGCACGGGCGTCACCGGGACCGGCGCCAAGGCAGCGACGTCGATTGCGGCGCCGAGACCATCCGAGGCGGGCGTCAGCAGCGCGAGGGTTTCGACCAGATGAAAGCCAGCATCGTGATGTCGCCGGGCAGCCTCCGGGGGTAACTCCGGTGCGAGTATCGTGATGTCCGAGCCCTGCGCGGCCTGGCGCAACGATGCGATGATGCCGTCGCCGGTGAGGGCTGCAGGCTCAAGCGCAAGAAACACCGCCCCTCCCAATGGCGTATCGCCGAGCCGCCAGACCTTCTCCCTCGCGAGTTTCGGGGCCGCGCCGAACCCTGCTGCCGCGCCGATCACGGATGCCAGCGCTTCACTGCCGATGCGGAACGCCCGCAGATCGTCCTCGGTGAGATCGATGTCCTGTCGGCGATCGAGCGGACACTCGGCCCGAAATGCATCACCCGCTTTCCGGATCGGCCGACAGGGGAGGCCGCACTCGCATGCATCGCAGACCTCCCATTCGGTGAGCGGCGCCTGTTCGACGAGGACGCGCCTTGCCAGCAGCCGATCGAAGAGCGGACCAAAGAAGGGTGCGGCAAGCTCGCCGGGCAGGATCGCGTCGTCGCCTGCCTCACTCAGCCGCGTCAACAAGCTCAAAATCGTCTCGGTCATTCATCAGCCCGTTCCGTTCGATCAGCTTCATCACCCGCGCTTCATGTTGGGTGCGGCGAAACTGCACGACGCCCGGAGGCCGCAGCTTGACCGTCACCTGCGACTGGCGCTTGCCGTCGCCCTTGAACAGGATCCGGAACACGAGCTCGCCCAGCCGCCAGGCGCCGGCGAACGAGACCGGTGTGCTACCGAAATGCTGGAGCGCGTCACCGCCGAGATCCCGCGAACGCAGCGTGCGCACCACGCGGGGATACCCCTTCTTGCCGGGCGCCATCAGGTCGGCCGCCGCCTCGATGATCAGCACCTTGTCGATCAGCGGATCGTAGGCGGCATCGAAGGCGAAGCCCGGTCCGGCCAGTTCGACCGGGCGCAGGGTATAGAGGTCCTGCGCATCGTCGCCGTCAAAGAAACCGGGCCTGTCCAGAATGATCGAGGCGAAAAGTTCCGCGATCTCAGGCTGATGCGCCTTCCGGATGCGGGCCAGCCGCAGCATGCCGGTGTTTTCAGAGTATCGCAGCACCGCGTGCGAAATTTGCCGCACGCTGATGACCCGCTCCTGCTGGCCCTCGACGACCGGCATGGTCGAGACCATGGAGCCATGGCTGACCACGAGATTGATCTCGTCATCGTCGTCGTAATCGCCCACCCGGCAGTAATCGCCGAGGAACGCATCGCGGAACAGCTCCGCGACGGCCGTCCGGAATGCCTCTACCTTCTCCTCGGTCAGGTCGATTGCGACGCCGCGTTCCCGCCCGGCGTACTCATGGAGGCGATCAGCGGTGAGCATCGCCATGTGGTCGGCGGCGGCATCGAACAGCTCGGGATGCTCCAGAAAGACCCGGACGGCGATGTGTTTGGGGTCATGCGCCTTGTTCGGCGCGTCCTCGTCGCCGGTCTTCATGTCCGGGAACAGATCGATGCCCTGACGATCGGCCTGCGCCTGGATGATCTCCAGGCCGCGGGCATCGCCCAGTTCCGCGATGCGGTGCAGATCGCCGCGCAGCCCTTCAGGATAGCTGTCCTCGGCGCCGGTCAGCAGCTTCTCCAGCGCCTCGCGGGCGGCATCCTCCTCCTGGTCCAGCAGATCGACGGAGAAGCTCTTGTACTTGCCCTCGTGCCGAGCCAGCAGCGGCTTCATCAGGGCGAGGTCGATGGTCTTGATGAACCGGGGGTTCACGAACTTCTTCAGATTGCCGGCCATCCCGAATCCTCTCCGCTGCAGGTTGTTTGTTCATCTTATGTTTCCGGCGCGTGAGCATGCAACCTGTGCGTGATCGCGTGGGACGAACCTCGAGAGAGGTGAGTAGAGGCCCGAGGAGACGACCGACCCGAGGCCCGCATGAAACGCCCGAACCCACTCCCCCCCGATCGGATGACCGCCGCTGAGCGCCGCACGGAGCTGTGCAACCTGCTGGCGCTCGGGCTGGTTCGGTTGCGGATGCGAGAGCGAGGCGAACACCCTGACGATACTGGAGAAATTTGCCTACACTCTCCGACCGACCAATGCCGTCATGCAACTCCAACTCACCGGAGAACCGCATGACGACCCACGATCCGATCCCCGCGCGCCTGGCCGCGCTGAACACCGCGACGACGCCGGACCTGAAGAAGCAGTGGCGGGAGATGTTCGACAGCGAGCCGCCGCCGTTCAACCGCCGCTACCTCGAAAGCCGGCTGGCCTACCGCATCCAGGAACTCGCCTATGGCGGGCTGAAGCCGGAGACGATCCGGCGCCTCGAACGGCTCGGCGAGGAACTGGACGGCGGCGACAGGAAGAAGCGTGGCATGCGCGCCGACCGTGACCGCCCGATCACCGGGACGCGGTTGCTGCGCGAGTGGCAGGGTGTCGAGCAGGTCGTCACCGTCACCGCCGATGGCTTCGAATGGCAGGGGCGGCCCTACAAGTCGCTGTCCGCCATCGCCCGCGCCATCACCGGCACCCGCTGGAATGGCTGGACCTTCTTCGGGCTCAAGAACCACAGGGGTCGGAAATGACGAAGCCGCCCGAAAAAGCGAAGGTCGTCCGCAAGCTGCGCTGCGCGGTCTACACCCGGAAATCCTCCGAGGAGGGACTGGAGCAGGAGTTCAACTCGCTCCATGCCCAGCGTGAGGCTTGCGAAGCGTACATCGCCAGCCAGCGCTCCGAGGGTTGGGTGCTGGTCCGCGATCAGTATGACGATGGCGGCATATCCGGCGGCACGCTCGAGCGCCCCGGCTTGAAGCGGCTGCTGGAGGACATCGAGGACGGGCTGGTCGACGTGGTGGTGGTCTACAAGATCGACCGCCTCAGCCGCTCGCTGGCCGATTTCGCCAAGCTGGTCGAGGTATTCGACCGGAACGGCGTCACCTTCGTCTCGGTGACGCAGAGCTTCAACACCACGACGTCGATGGGGCGGCTGACGCTGAACATCCTGCTCAGCTTCGCCCAGTTCGAGCGCGAGGTGACGGCCGAGCGGATCCGCGACAAGGTCGCCGCCAGCCGGAAGAAGGGGATGTGGATGGGCGGCGTGCCGCCCTACGGCTACCGCGTCGAGAACAGGAAGTTGCTGGTCGACGAGGAAAGCGCCCCACATGTGCGCTGGATCTTCGCCCGCTTCCTCGAGATCGGGTCCTGCACGGAACTGGCGCGGGAGGTCGGCACGCGCGGCATCCGCACTCCCCGCGGCAACCGGATCGACAAGAAATACATCTATCGGATGCTCAGCAACCGCGCCTACATCGGCGAAGCGGTCCACAAGGGCGACAGCTATCCCGGCGAACACGACGCGATCATCGACAGCGCGACGTGGGACCGCGTCCACGCCATCCTGCTGGAAAGCCCGCGCAAGCGCGCCGCCCGGACTCGCGCCGACACACCTGCGTTGCTGAAGGGGCTGCTCTACGGCCCGGACGGCGCTGCCTTCTCGCCGACGCATACCCGCAAGGGCGGACGGCTGTACCGCTACTATGTCAGCCAGACGGTGCTGAAGCATGGCGCCGGATCGTGTCCAGTCGGCCGCGTGCAAGCGGGGGAGATCGAGGCGGCCGTCATTGACCAGCTGCGCACCGTGTTCCGCCAGCCTGAGATCGTTGCAGGGACGTGGAAGGCGGCGCGTGCGGAGATCGGCGACATCACCGAATCCGACGCCCGCGCGGCGCTGCAGCAACTCGATCCGCTGTGGAACGAACTCTTCCCCGCCGAGCAGGCGCGAATCGTGGCGCTGCTGGTCGGGCGCGTGGACATCGGCATGGACGGATTGAACGTCCGGCTCCGCATGGATGGTCTTGGCGCCCTTGCGCGCGAGATACTGGCCGGAGACATGGGAGCGGCCGCATGACCCGCGGCACGCCGGTTCCTCAGACCGTGACGCTCCACGTCCCGTTCCGCGTCGTGAAGCGCGGTGGGCGCAAGGAGATGCAGTTGCCTGCCGGCGCCGCGCAACAGCGCAAGGCAAACAGCACACTTATCAAGGCTCTGGCCCGCGCGTTCCGCTGGAAGCGAATGCTCGAGTCGGCTGAATTTGCCACCATCGCTGAACTGGCTGAGCGAGAGGGGATTGCGCAATCATACATGACGCGTGTCCTCCGACTCACGCTGCTCGCCCCCCACATCGTCGAGGCGATCCTCGACGGGCGGCACGACCCGGAGGTGGAGCTGACGCGGCTGTCTGAGCCGCTTCCGTTCGAGTGGGCAGACCATTCCGCCCACTTCACGAAAGCCACCAAAGGGGGAACGCGCGCATGCGCCGATGTCTAAGAGGATCCCAGATTATTCCCACGCAACCGCCTGAGGGGGTACGCAAAGTGGTTTGCACCGGCTATACGCATCCCTTAAGGAGCCGCAAGAACAATGGCGGAACACTGCGCGACGCGCACGAAAGTCTGACGATGGAATTTGATGTTGATGCCGAGCTGTCGAAGCTCACCCGAGACGAGCTCGAGCGCCTTGCGAAGAGCATGATGACCAGCGGGGTGGCGCTCAGCTTCCACGGCCGACGTTCCGCCATGCAGATCGCCAAGCGTGTCCGTCCTCGCCAGACTCGCCGGGAGCCTCGCCTCAATGTTGGCACGCCGGAGGCTCAAGCGAGGAATATGCTGATCGAAGGCGAAAACCTCCAAGCAATGGTGACGCTGTACAAGTATCGGGGCCAAGTCGATCTGATCGTCACGGATCCCCCTTACAACACCGGGCAGTATTTTCGCTACAACGACCGGTGGGACAACGACCCGAACGACCCGGACCTCGGAACCATCGTGTCCAACGAGGACGGCTCCAAGCACACGAAATGGATCAAGGCAATGATGCCCCGCCTTCAGATAATGAAGGCGATGCTTAAACCATCCGGCGTGGTAGCAATCTGTATCGATGATAACGAGCTTTTTCATCTCGGTATGATGATGGACGAAGTTTTCGGGGAGAATAACCGGGTAGCTATCATCAATTGGCAGAAAGCATACTCTCCGAAAGGCGGAAATTCGATATCGAAGACCACTGATTACGTATTGGTCTACGCGAAGGACAAAGATCTCTCGAGGATGCAGCTGCTCCCGATTGACCGGTCTGGCACGAAGAACATTGACGGCGATGATGGGGGGGACTGGATTCCAACAGACCCGACAGCCAGGCAACACCGTGGAGCCACAGCCTATGCAATCCAGTCGCCGTTTACGGGCCATTTGCATTATCCAAACGGGGAATACGTCTTCGATGGACAGCTTCCGGAGCCCAGATCGCACTGGGTAAACTTCACAAAAGAGGAGGTCATCAAGTATCTCGCTGAGTGGGGTGTGAAGTACGTTGAACGCGACCTAGGCGATGGCCGGGGCAACGCTCTAGTCATCGCTGACTCTGATGTTGCCTTGGAGGGGTATCGGCCAGACCGGGACATGGCGGTTCAGCGAGCTGCACAGCTGGCGACTGAGCGTCGACAAAAGGGCAATTGGCCAAAGCTCTTCTTTCGCGACGATAAGAGTAGGAGACCTGGCGCGGGCCGCCCGCGGCTCAAGACGCCGATCGATGCAGTTCGGGCTGGCATGATTCCGACAACCTTCTGGGATGAAGATTTGTATGAATTCCCGATCGAGATCGGGTCCGTCACGTGGCCACATGCACAATCTGGCCATTCAGATATGGCTCGCAAAGAGCTGGACGCGATCGTTGGAAAAGGACATGCGTTCGATACGGTTAAGCCTTTGCGTCTCCTAAAGAAGATCATCCAAATCTGGTGTCCACCAGAAGGTCTGGTTCTCGATCCTTATGCTGGTTCTGGATCGACAGGTCACGCAGTTCTTGAACTCAATCATGACCTCGGCTCCTCCAGGCGTTTTATACTCATCGAGCAAGGCGCGCCTGAGAACGGTGACAAATATGCTCGTACACTGACTTGGCAACGCCTCAAGAACGCTGTGACTGGGGAGCGGCCCACGGGTAAACCAGCTACAGCCCTAGGCGGCGGCTTCGAGTATCGGCTCCTCACGAAGACCATCGACGCGAAGACGGTTCTCACCATGCAGCGGGACGAGCTGATAGATGTGGTGCTGACTTCCCACTGGGAGACGCATAAGCGTTCTGCCCCGAGCCTCACCCGAGTTGATGGCGTTGACTATCAGTATCTTGTCGGGAAGGATCAGAATGGTGAGGGATACTTCTTGATTTGGGACAATGGTGGCCCTGTCGGATCCCTTAACCGCGACACATACAAGCAAGTCGTGTCCGAGGCTAAAAAGGCTGGCCTTGAACCACCTTTCCATGTCTACGCCCGATACGAGCTTTTCCAGTCGTCGAACGTTCGTTTCTGGAAGATTCCGGACAAGATCCTTGCGGATCTTGGTTTGACGGACAATGATCAGTTCAACAATTCTGACGATAACGAATAATGGAACCCATCGAATTTCAAGCCCGCGCCGCAGCGCAAGTTGCTCGGCGCTTCACCGATTACGCTGCAGACCCGCTAATGGTGAATCGCACCACGCCTGTTCCGTTTCTGCAGACGCTCGTGGCGATCACCGGCAGCGGCAAAACGTTGATGCTAGCTGAGGCTGTTGCGCGGATTGGCGAAGAGCTTCCTCTTCCGCCGGTGGTTCTGTGGATATCGAAGGGACGTGTGGTGGTCTCGCAGACCTTCGAGAACCTTTCGTCTGGCAAGTATGCGGATAACCTCCCCGGTTTTCGAGTTATGCCGTTGCTGGAAGCCGCGCCCGAACACTTGAGCAGCGAACATGAGCCGTTGCTCCTCGTTGCAACCGTTGGCAAGTTCGCGATCGACGACGCGTCGAGCGAGGAGCGCAAGGTTTATAGGGCTCAGCTCGACTTGGCAGAGGAGTCCCTGTGGGAGCTACTTAAGAAGCGCCGTACTGCGAAGGGACAGAGGCGTCCCCTGATCGTCGTCTATGACGAAGGACACAACCTGTCCGATCTTCAGACCGATCGGCTCCTAGAACTCGCACCTGATGCGCTGATCGTTGCTAGCGCCACCATGTCGCTGCCGCCGCGTCTGAATAATGTCATCTCTCGCCTTCGTAGCGACCAAGGATGGACCGATCCGGATTTCTCGACGACCGTCTCGAGCCCAGAGGTCGTGGAGGCCCAATTGGTGAAGCAGCGGATATCAATTGACGGATACATCACCCCGCTAGAACCCGCGCTAGATAACTTGCTGACCGACATGCGGAGGGCGCAGCAAGCAGCTCAAAATCTGAAGCTGCCTTTCCGACCAAAGGCCATATATGTCTGCTCCACCAATACTGTGGATGGCGTGCCAGTCTCAGAAGACCTCAAAAGGCCCTTTCAGGAACGACAGGCCCGGCCCATCCTAATATGGCGACACCTCGTCGAGGTCGCAAAGGTAGACCCAGCCAAGATCGCCGTCTACTGTCAGCTTAAATTCTCGAAGGAATCGCAGAAGCCGCCAGAAATGCACCTCTTCGATGGGGCGGAAAAAGACTACTCCCGATTCATCGCCGGCGACTACGAGCACATCATTTTCAATCTTGGCCTTCAGGAAGGCTGGGACGATCCAGCGGCGTCTTTCGCATACATAGACAAAGAAATGGCGTCAGCGCGACAAATCACTCAGGTCGTCGGGCGAGTCCTTCGGCAACCCGGGGCACAGCACTACAGCGATCCGGTCATGAACACGGCGCACTTCCACATCCGGACCGATGAGAAGCGGGTCTTCGACGACATCTTGACGCAGATCCGCGCGGACCTGGTTTCCGAGCATCCGTCCATAGCGTTGGTGGTGAAGGATGAGAAAACCCGAGGGAAGAAGGACAGCCTAGACCCACGGCCGGCTCGGACCATACCCACTGTCGCGATTGAAAGTAGCGATGCGCTAGAGCCTATAGGGAAGATCGTCAAAGGAATGATGGACTTCCGAGACGGCGGACAGAACACGATCGGTCAAGGGAGCCGCATGCAGGTACTGCAGCTCATTGGATCGGAGACGGATCCACATTATGACTGGGTCGAAGTAGATCACAGCAACCGGATTATGACACGCCATGTATTCCGCCGTGAGATTCAAAGGTGCTATCCGGGTGGGCTGCGAAGAGCGGGCGGCCCGATCAACTTGGTGGATATCGAGGACCCGAAGTTTGATGCGTTGATCGAGGCCAGCAGCCCGGCTGCAGAGCATATAAGGGAGACGGCTCGCAAAGTGGTAGAGGCCTATATTCAGCACTCCTTGGTTTTCCAGGATGATGCGGGCCACCCCTATTCAGTTGGACCGATAGCGGTTGACAGCAACGGAGGCGAGACTTTCAAAAAGTCGCTGCACGAACGCTATTCTGGCCTGAACGGCTTTGAACTGAGGTTTGCGAGGGCGATCGACAAGACCCAACGGGTCTGGACGCGGAACCCGTCCGGCAGCGGATATTCGATCCCACTATTGCATGCCGGGAAGGCGTACTTCCCCGACTTCCTCGTCTGGATAGATAAGGACATCGTGGCTATCGATACAAAGGGCACGCACCTTCTGCTTGAGGCATCGGCATCAAAATTGTTCGAGATCGGCGGATCAGAGGGAGGGCGACGGATCGTTCTTCGTCTCGTGTCGGAGGGGCATGTCGAAATTTCTAACGGCACCATCCACACCCGCAAGACAGCGGGCTTCACTGTCTGGGTGTGGCGGCATGGCCGTCCGCAGCCCATCTTCTGCGACACCGAGAAAGAGGCGGCGGAGATCTCCATCCGGCTCGACTGA